GTGCGGCGCAGGCCTTGATGATTCTTCGAGGTCTACCCACGTGTGCGAAACCCGTGATGACAAGCAAGAAAAGCCTGAGCCGGCAGTGACCACTAGGCCGCGCATCGAATGCTTCGGTCGGTACCCAGCGGACCATTCAAGAGGTTCGCTTGCATGAGGTTTCTGCGGTTACCTTCCCCGCGTACACGTCTACCACGTTTAGTGCCCGTGACGCCATTACAGCCGCTCGAGGCACTGAGGATCGTGCGGCTAAGGCGTCTTACAGCGACCTGTACACATGCGGAAGCTGTGACGCCACAAGCCAGTACGGGTCTTTCTGTGGTGCTTGTGGTGAGCCTATGGGTGCTTCCGGCGATAGTGGCAACGATTTTTGCACTTCGTGCGGCGCAGGCCTTGATGATTCTTCGAGGTCTACCCACGTGTGCGAAACCCGTGATGACAAGCAAGAAAAGCCTGAGCCGGCAGTGACCACTCAGGACGAAGATGCGGAGCGTTCCGCAGACATCATCCGACTCAAGGCGTCCATTCTGGGCGTTCACATTAAGGAAAACAACGCATGAGTTTTGCGGCGAACGTGAGGCGCGCACTGAGCGTCTTTCACTGGCTGAGGCAATCAAGCCTCTCCTTGAGAAGCTGAATCGCGGTGAGCGCCTGAGTGTTGAGGAGCGTACCGCTTCTGAGCAGCAGATGACTCGCATGGCTGAACTGGATAAGGAGATCACCCACGCCGAGCAGATGCGTGCGCTGTCTGCGGCGCAGGTGCCTGGTGTCCCTGAGGGGCGCGATGAGCTGACGGACGTTGAGCGGCGTGAGCAGGACTTTTCGGCTTGGCTGAAGCGTGGCACTGTTTCTCCGGAGCTGCGTGCTGCGGGTGAGGCCACTAACAGCGCTGGCGGATACCTAGTCCCGCCCGGCTGGTGGCAGCGCCTTCAGGTCGCAATGAAGGCTTTCGGCGGGACCGCGGAAGACTTTGAAACGATTGAGACCGAAAGCGGTCAGCCCATGCAGTGGGCAACCGTTGACCCGACCACGACCATTGGTCAGCTTGTCGGTTCCGCGAACACCACGGGCGCCAACGCCCAGACACCCGGTCAGGGTTCTGGCGGCGGAACCGCGAACGAGAACCAGGCCATCGGTGACCTTGACTTTGTGTTCGGTCAGGGAACCCTCGGTGCTTACATGTACACTTCGGGCGCCCAGAAGATCTCATTCCAGCTTGCCAATGACAGCGCGTTCGACACTGACGCTTTTGTGAGCGCACGGGTCGCTGAGGCTCTTGGGCGCGCACAGGCTCTCGCGGCCATTTCGGGTTCTGGCACTAACCAGCCTCTGGGGATTGTTCCGGCTCTTGGGGCTAAGTCGTCTGCGGGTACTTCTGGCGGGACGATCGCGGGTACTGGCGGGTTTGTGACGCTGGCTGCGGCTGCTGCCGTGAAGAACTTCGCGGGGTCCACTACGGAGCTGGCTGCGAACACGCTGAACCCGACCACGCTGCTGAGCATGATTGCCGCGGTTGACCCTGCGTACCGTGCGCTGGGGGCCAAGTGGTATTTCAACGATAACCAGCTTCTGGGGACTCGTCAGCTCGTGGACGCTAACGGGCGTCCTCTGCTGAACCTTCAGGATGGACTATCTCAGGGTGCTGTCGGGACGCTGTTTGGTTACCCGGTTGTTGTGGACCAGCAGATTCCGAACCTGACTCTGAGCACTACGGGTGGTCCGATCTTCGGGCACCTGGGGTCCGCGATGGTTCGGCGTGTCGTGAATCAGTCTGGGCTGCTCCGCTTGGACCAGCGATGGGCCGATCTTTTCCAGATCGGTTACGTGGGGTACATGAGGTTCGACATTCGATCGAACGACCTGCGCGCCGCTGTGACCGTGAAGGCCGCTGCGACCTGATCTCTGCCCAACTCGAATGGCTCCCGGGGGTAATTCGCCTCGCCCTCGGGGGCCATCATCTTGGGCGGTGACATGGCGATAACCGAAGTTGCTTCGCTGTCCACGGTGAAGCAATACATGCGAGTCCCTAATCCTTCAGGGTCCTCGAGCGATGACGTTGTTATTCAGATGCTCATGGCTGCGGCACAAAAAGTTGTTGAGCGTGAGCTTGGGCATATTGTCGCACGGAAGTACAGGGCCGAACGCCATGACGGGGGCAAGTGCG